GTCAACCTGACAACCCGGTGTCCTCAACGGGGAAAGAATAACCCCGCCATACTTACCGCCGCGCCATTTCGCGGATTGCCACAACCAGAAGCGCACGGTCGAATTAAATTTAACGACGACCTATACAGAGAGACTAACTTCGCCGTGCGCTTTCGTGTTATGCCCTGACTTTTCAGGGTAAATTAACCTGTGGAAACCTGTTTTTACTGGCGCTAATCAGTTAGCGTTTCTTGCTAACCAGCGATGCGCGCCAGCTTCGGTTTTAAACGTTTTACTTCTGGTATACGTCATCGCGGTAAACGTGCCGTCGTGGTTGGGGAATACTCCGCACACCAGAGATTCATTGTTGCCAAGATTGAGCATATCCATGTTGACCTCATTTACCCTTAACGCCGGGTCGCGGAACTAAAAACCTGCTGCGCTGTTATACAAAGTGTTCCCGCCGTCATGTTCATACGCCTCGGGCTGGCTACTTAACCCCTGACCACTGCCGGGTAACTCGAGGTATTGCCCGACGTTCTGTGGGGCGAGGTAGGGTGGTATGTAATAAATCTAAAAGTATTTAGTTTTTCAGTCAAGGTAAATCTAGATTAATTTAAAAAAAAGGTCGGCATTGCCGACCTCAAGTAAAGGACGTGGCGGGTTATAAGTTGAACTGTACACCTTTTGCTACGGCAACAATTTTACACTCTGGTGTAAGTAAGGATGACTGATAGCGTGGATTGAGAGGGCTTAAATACACAAGCTTCCCATCAATAACTAATTTCTTTATAGTCATAGATGGTTCATTTTTAAGCGGATCCGGAACTATTACAGCGACGATGCTGCCATTTTTATAACTTTCTCCTGGCCTTAGGATCACAGTAGCACCAACTGGGATACTCGGTGATCCTGATGGGTTATGCATTGTGTCATCAGGCATTGAAACGGCAAAATCACCTTCCTCGACATCAAAGAATGTGGTGATTCTATCGACATTTCCCATTGTTTTCTCTCCTTTTAAGATTAGGAAAGAAATCGCCTCACCCCACGAAAGGTAGGGGATCTTGGTGCCTGAGGTACTTTGTACAAAAGATAATTCAGGAGACGATACTCCATATAGGAGATAGGACTCAGTAGTTCCTAATGCCTGGGCTAACTTACTTAGAGCTTTGCTACCTGGTTCGTTTAGATCTTTCTCCCAGTACCCTATAGTAACCCCAGTCACGCCTGAAAGCTTACCCAGTTCTACTTGGGTCAGCCCCTTATCTTTTCTAAGTCTCTTAAGCCTGAAGCCAAGGCTTTCCATCATTTTCTCCTGCAAATTGAATATAAATTATTTTAGATTGCATTGACCTAAAAAAAATTATCTTGTAATCTAAAAATACTTAGATTTGGGAGGTAAAATGCGAGTTGATGAACTTGTCCAGTTTTTTGGTTCTGTTCAGAGGGTTGCCGATTTTTATGGGATAACCCGCGAAGCTATTTACATGTGGCGTAAGCGTCCTGGTGAAATAGTTCCGAAGGGGAGGGCTGCGGAAGCTGCTGCATACTCCAAGGGGAAATTATCTTTGAACCCAGAACTTTACAAAAAGAAGGATACCACTCAGGGCGAAGGAAAGGGGGATTCATGAAAATCAAACATGAGCACATCCGCATGGCGATCAATGCCTGGGCCTATCCGGACGGTGAGAAAGTTCCTGCAGCTGAAATAGCCCGGACTTATTTCGAGCTGGGGATGACGTTCCCGGAACTGTACGACGACAGCCATCCGGAAGCCCTGGCTCGTAATACCCAGAAAATTTTCCGTTGGCTGGATAAAGACACCCCTGATGCTGTTGAAAAAATGCAGGCTCTGTTACCGGCGATCGAAAAGGCGATGCCGCCTTTGCTGGTGGCCCGTATGCGCAGCCACAGTTCTGAATATTACCGTGAGATCGTCGAACGGAGGGATCGGCTGGTGAAGGATGTCGATGATTTTGTTGCGTCAGCGGTTGTTTTGTATGACCAGATGAATCGCGGCGGCCCGGCAGGGAATGCTGTGGTGATGCACTAAAAGCACGGTGTTCGGGGGTTTTATGAGCAGCAAGCTTCATGGTCTTGTCTGGGAAGGGTGCGCCTTCACCGGCATGATCTTATCCAGGGTGGCGGTTATGGCCCGTCTTGCAGACTACAGCAATGACGAGGGCGTGTCATGGCCTGCCATTGAAACTATCCGGCGTCAGATCGGTGCAAGAAGTGAATCCACAGTGAAATCGGCTATTGCAGAACTGGCGAAAGAGGGCTGGCTGACGAAGGAAGAGCGTAAGGTCGGTGGGCGTAATGTAAGCAATATCTATCGGCTTAATGTGGAAAAACTCGAAGCAGCTGCTGCGGCGGCGCGTGAGTCATATAAACCGAAAAGAAAAATTAGCCCGGCAAAAAATGACCCGTTAACAGTTGACCCGTCAAATATTGCCCCCTCAACGGTTGACCCGTCAAATTTTGATGGATCAACTGTTGATAACAAACTGCCGATTAGGGGGGCGATGATTGACCCCGATCCGTCAGTATTAAAACCTGATCCGTCAGATAAAAGATCTTCTTGTCCGGACGCTTCGCAACCGGACCCGCAGACGGCTGAACAGAATTTTTTAACCCGACACCCTGACGCGGTTGTGTTCAGTGCGAAAAAACGCCAGTGGGGAAGTCAGGAAGATTTGGTGTGCGCACAGTGGATCTGGGGACGAATCGTGAGTCTTTACGAGCAGGCGGCCAGCGATGATGGCGAGATCACGAGACCGAAAGAACCCAACTGGACTGCATGGGCCAATGACGTGCGGACAATGCGGATGCTGGATGGCAGAACTCACAGACAAATTTGTGAAATGTTTGGGCGTCTCCAGCGGGATTCGTTCTGGGTAAAAAACATCATGAGTCCGGCAAAACTCCGGGAAAAATGGGATGAACTGGTTATCCGCCTGGGGCGTTCGCCCGCGCAGCGTTGCGTGAATCACATTTCTGAACCGGACACTGAAATACCGCCGGGATTCAGGGGGTGACGTGTCATGAAAAACATTGCGGCAGTTGGGGTTCTTGAACGTATTCGCAGACTTGCACCACAGGGGGCGGTTCCACCGTACCGGACGGTGGAGGAGTGGCGGGAATGGCAACTTGCTGAAGGACGAAAACGCAGCGAGGAGATTAACCGCCTGAATCATCAGGTGCGGGTTGAAAAAATCCTGAACCGTGCGGGCATCCAGCCGCTTCACAGGAAGTGCTCATTCGGGAACTACCGGGTGCAGAACGACGGTCAGCGCCATGCTCTGAGCCAGGCGAAATCCATTGCCGATGAATTGATGACCGGATGTACAAACTTCGTGTTCAGCGGTAAACCTGGTACCGGTAAAAATCACCTGGCAGCAGCGATTGGCAATCGGCTGATGGCGAAGGGGAGAAGCGTGATTATCGTCACCGTGTCCGATGTCATGAGCGTGTTGCATGACGGCTACGACAACGGCCAGTCCGGGGAAAATTTTTTACAGGAGCTTTGTGGAGTTGACCTTCTGGTCCTTGATGAAATTGGCATGCAGCGGGATACGCGCAACGAGCAGGTCACGCTGAACCAGATAGTCGACCGCAGAACGGCTTCGATGCGTAGTGTCGGAATGCTGACGAACCTGAATCACGCAGCGATGAGCACACTCCTCGGAGATCGGGTGATGGACCGTATGACCATGAATGGTGGTCGTTGGGTGAATTTTAACTGGGAGAGCTGGCGGTCAAACGTTGGACGTCAGGGTATGTGAGAATTTTTGACGAGGTAAATTTTCGATGGAAACTGTATTGCATGCACTGAAAGCGATGGGAAAAGCCAATTCTGTTGAACTGGCGGCGCGGCTTGATATCAGCCGTGAAGAAGTTCTTAACGAACTGTGGGAACTCAAAAAAATGGCGTTGTTGATAAAACGGGTCACACCTGGTTTCTGGCTGTCGAAGGTGAAGCCGGGGTAACCGAAGGGCAGGCACTACAACCTGAAGCGCCGGATGTGGTAACCGAAGAGGTCGCTCCAAAAGTTACCGCAGACATGATGGTTGAGTTTATCGGTCAGGATGGTGCTAAAACGTGTGAGGAACTGGCGGGTAAGTTCGGCGTCAGTACTCGCAAGGTTGCTTCCACGCTGGCGGTGGTAACCGCAACGGGGCGGCTGGCACGCGTTAATCAGAACGGTAAATTTCGTTACTGCATGCCGGGCGATAATTTACCAGCAGAGCCGAAAGCCGCGCTGGTAACGGAAAGTGATGGTAAGGCCTTTCCTCAGCCAGCAGGTGCTGCGTTACCAGTCCGGGAAGCCGCAACACAGGAAGAAATTAAAACAGAAACTGTGGCGGACATTGTGCAGCCGTTGCCATCGTTTACCGAAACGCAAGCAGATGAGCTGATTTTTCCGTCCCTGCGCAGGGCAAACCTGGCGCTGCGCAGGGCGAAAAGTGATGTTCAGAAGTGGGAGCGAGTCTGCGCCGCGCTGCGGGAGCTGAACAAGCACCGGGATAT